CTGTGCGGTCCTCTTCGCCGCCAAGCTAGGGCCCGACTGTTACTTGGATAAGACCCGTTTCCCCACGGGCCCGTGGTGCAAGGAAGGGGATTTCATCCTAGTGAGACCACTGGCGGGCACGCGCGTGAAAATCCATGGCCGCGAGTGCCGGATTATCAATGACGACGCGGTTGAGGGCGTGGTGAGCGATCCGAGAGGGATTTCGAGGTCTTTTTAGGCCCCAAACGGGCTAAATTCGGGCCAAAACCCGCAAATGGAGGCACAAAATGCCGAAAGACGACGAAAATAACGAAGAAAATGACTACGAAGTCACCGTTTCGGACGAAGACGAGGTCGAAATCGAGGTCGTAGACGATACGCCTGAGGAAGATCGTGGGCGGGAGCCCATGCCGAAGGAGATCGCGGACGAAATCGAGGCCGACGAGCTTGAAAGCTACTCGGACGCCGCCAAAAAGCGTCTCAAGCAGATGCGGAAGCTGCAGCACGACGAGCGGCGGGCCAAGGAGGCGGCTGAGCGGGAGAAAAACGAGGCGATTACCTTCGCCCAGCGCTTGCTGGAGGAGAACAAGAACCTCAAGACCAATCTCAACGCTGGTACGGACACGCTCGTAACCAGTTACAAGGACGCCGCCGAGCTTGAGTTGGCCGCTGCCCGCGCCGCCTATAAGGAAGCCTACGAGGCGGGTGACACCGACAAGGTTCTGGAGGCGCAGGAAAAGCTGAACGAAGTCAGCTTCCGCCTGAACAGCCTGAAGAACTACCGACCTGCTGTACAGGAGCAGGAAACGGAGGTAACACAGGAGCAGCCCAATCAAGTTCCTCGGTTGGACCCCAAAACTCGAGCGTGGCAAGAGCGCAACAAGTGGTGGGGGGTCGATCCGGAAATGACGGCGACCGCTCTAGGCTTTCACCAAAAGCTTGAGCAGGAACGTGGTGTCGGCTTCATCGGCACCGATGAATACTGGAAAGCCGTCGATGCAACCATGCGTCGGCGTTACCCCGAGTATTTTTCGGATCGCACTGAGCGCACCACCAACGGAAAGCGGCCTGCCACCGTGGTGGCTCCTGCTTCCCGCAGCACCGGCCCCAAACGCGTGGTGCTCACCAAGTCCCAAGCCGCACTGGCGAAGAAGTTCGGGCTCACGCTCGAACAGTACGCCGCTGAACAACTGAAGCTGGAGCACTAGCCTTGAGCGAGCCTCGCACCGAACGCACACCCCGCACTGATGCGGGTTCGCGTGAGCAAGATGCTCGTCCACAGACGTGGGCCCCGGCGACCACCCTCCCGGAGCCTGACAAGCTTCCGGGTTACGCATACCGGTGGGTGCGGGCTTCTACACTCGGCGTGGCCGATCCTCGAAATCTGTCGGGGAAACTGCGCGAGGGGTGGGAGCCCGTCCGGATCGAGGAGCAGCCCCGGTTCCGCATGTTCGTGGACCCGGCCAGCCGCTTCAAGGACAACATCGAGGTCGCTGGCCTGCTCTTGTGCAAAGCGCCTGAGGAGTTCGTGGCGCAACGCAAAGCTCACTACGCACGTATCACGGCGCAGCAGATCGAGGCTGTGGACAACAATTTCATGAAGGAGAATGACCCGCGCATGCCGCTTTTCCGCGAGCGTAGGTCCACTCATTCGTTCGGTCGCGGGAGTTAACTCCCATTTCGCTGGTAAGTGGATACAGATAGGAGCCTAATCAGATGGCCTACCCGCTGATCACTCAAGCCTACGGCTTCATCCCGCAGAACCTGATCGGTGCCCAGAACTACGCTGGCGGCACCCGGCAACTGGCGATCCAGTATGGTGCTCCCACGAGCATCAACTTCGGTGATTTCGTCAAGATCGGGATCAGCGGTTCGGCGGCGGGCGCGGGCCTTCTGGCGCGTGCGTCGGTCCTCGGCGCGACGACCAACAACCAGATCAGCGGCGTCTTCATGGGCTGCTCGTTCACGAGCCCCGGTTCCAAGCAGAAGACGTTCAGCCAGAACTGGCCCGGTGGCACGCTGGCGGGCGACGGCCAAGCCTACGTCTGCGACGATCCGGATGTGATCTTCAAGGCCGTGGCGCTCGGCGCGGGTGGCGTGGTCGCTTCGGTCGGCTACGGTTCGGTCGGTTGCAACATCGCTGCGATCAACAACCCGCTCGGTACGGCTTCGGGTAACTCCCTGAACGGCTTGAACGCCGGGACTGAGACCTCTGCGACCCTGCCGTTCCGTGTGGTTGGTCTCGTGCCCGACACCGCGATCTCGGTCCCTGCGACCGGGTCTTCGGCGGCGCTCGTGATCACGATCACCACGCCCGGTGGCCTGCCCCGTGCGCTGCCGGTCGGCACTGACGTGGCCTACCTCGCGCCGAACGGCCAGATCATCCGGACGGGTTCGCAGGTGTCGGCTGCGGCTGCGGCGGCTGCGACCGTGGTCAACGTCAATACGGCCCCGTCGTCGGCTGGCGTCGCTACGCCGATCCCGGCTGCGTCCACCATCATCTTCACGATTTTCCCCGAGGCCCTCGTGAAGATCAATCCCGGCTACCACGGCTATACCAGCCCCACGGCGGTCTAACCCGGTAGCAGCTTTAGCGAGGAGACTAACAGGCTATGGCAATGTCACGCGCTCAACTCCTCAAGGAGTTGCTGCCCGGTCTGAACGCGCTGTTCGGACTGGAGTACGCCCGGTACGGCGAGGAGCACAAAGAGATTTTCGAAGACGAAAGCTCCGAGCGCTCGTTCGAGGAAGAGACCAAGCTCAGCGGCTTCGGCGCTGCGCCGGTCAAGCCCGAGGGCAACGGGATCGCCTACGACCAAGGGCAGGAAGCGTGGACGGCGCGTTACGACCACGAGACCATCGCCCTCGGCTTCTCGCTGACGGAAGAGGCCATCGAGGACAACCTGTACGACAGCCTGAGTTCTCGCTACACGAAGGCTCTCGCTCGCGCGATGGCCTACACCAAGCAGACCAAGGGCGCTGGCGTTCTCAACAACGGTTTCTCTCTTAACCCCGGTGGCGACGGCAAGCCGCTGTTCGATCCGGCGCACCCGCTGGTGAACGGCGAGACCAACTCCAACGTCCCGCCGACCCCGGCCGACCTGAACGAAACCTCGCTGGAAGCCGCCGTCATCCAGATCGCGGCGTGGACCGACGAGCGTGGGCTGCTGATCGCGGCCAAGCCCAAGAAGCTGATCCTGCCGACCGCCCTGATGTTCGTCGCTACGCGCCTGCTGGAGACCGAGCTTCGCGTCAGCACGAGCGACAACGACATCAACGCGCTGAAGAACAACGGGTCGATCCCCGGTGGCTACTCGATCAACCACTTCCTCACCGACCCCGACGCGTGGTTCCTGACCACCGACGTGCCGAACGGCCTGAAGCACTTCACGCGCGTTCCGCTCTCCAACTCCATGGACGGCGACTTCGACACCGGGAACGTCCGCTACAAGAGCCGGGAGCGCTACTCCTTCGGCTATTCGGACCCGCTCGGCATGTACGGATCGCCGGGGGCTCCGTAGGCGTTCCATGGGCGCATGGCTTAGCCATGCGCCCTTGAACACGAAAGGCGGTAGACGCCATGGACCTGATTTCCCTGCTAATCGCACTTGTGGTGATCGGCGTGGTCTGGTGGCTCGTCACCACCTACATCCCGATGCCTCAGCCAATCAGGACGGTTATCACCGTAGTCGCGGTGCTGATCCTCTGCATTTTCCTGTTGCAGACGTTCGGGCTCACTCACTTCCGTGTGGGTACGCGATAGGGGGCTTGTAGGCCCTTGGCTCCATGGTTATTTCTGGATTGCGTGAGACGCGCAGCATGGCACCCCGCTTTGCTTTGGACCCCCAGCCACCACCCCCCGGCTGGGGGTCCTTCTACTTTGGGGCCTCGATCCTAAGCATCGCGGGCATGTGCCCGAGCTTGTAGGCCCGGTCGATCTGTGGTTGCGCCCATTCGCCCATGGTGGACCCATCGGGCATCACGGTATTGGCGAGGAACTCGTCCTCTACCGTCGTAATACCGGTATCCACAGCTTCCAGCTTCGCCTTGATCACCAGCGCCAGCGCCCGCCAGCGCTGGCGGCACGCTTGCTCCCATGCTGCGATGCGGGCTTCGTCCGAACGAAGTTGGCCGCGTCCCGGCGTGTGGGTGAACTCTTTCTTGTGGGCATCAGGCAGGGGCAGATCGAACCGGATTTGCCGGTCATTCAGGATGAACATGACCCGTGCCCCGAGAGGGCCCGTGGCATAACCGAAGTGCGACGCCTTGTACTTCTTGAGGGTGGCCTCGATCTCCATGCGGCTCTTTTCAGCCGACACATTGGTCTCTGCGGCATAGCGCGACATGGGAGCCCCGTGGGTGGTACAACCAGTACCTATAGCTTATAGTACGGGGAAATAAACCCCGGAACTTGCGTATGCGTAGACCGATCATCGTGACTGCCGCCGATGGCAGCACGGCGGAATATCCCTCGATCCGGGCGGTGCTGTTGGCGCTGGAACTTCACCCGCCTTCGGTCCATCGGGCGCTCAAGCATCAGAACGCGATGAACAAGGGGCCCTACCGAGGGTGGGTATTCCGTTACGCAGATACTCCTGCACCAGTTGAAGCGCAGGTAATTGCTCAAGTCCCTGAAGAATATGGACATTTGCCTCGCACAAGGCATGATGCGATATCGACTGGAGCCGCATATTACTTCACAGGTTACCCATGTAAGCACGGTCATATAGCGCCTCGGAAGGCGCAGGGGGTCTGTGTCGAGTGCTTGAAGGAGACATGGGAAGCCAACAGGGCGACCCGGAAGGGGTATTTCGAAGAGTACCGCAAGCGGCCTGA